AAAATCCTAATCGATCCAGAAACGAGCCCAAGGGAAAAAACCGCGGCGGCTCGGGCTTTGATGGCGGCGGATGCGCAGAACATCGAAATCGAAAAGATGGAGCAAGCCGATGAACATGAGCACAGAGCCAGGCTGGTTGCGATCGCTAAGCACATCGGATTTGACAGAATGTCTGAGCTTGCTGCCAGAACTGGAAAGCATATCAGCATCGATCAGGAAACCGGCGAAGGGGACGGAACAGGAACGGCAAGCGGAATACCAGAAGCAGAAACGGGCAGCGTTGAGGGACTTGGCGATTCCGAATCCGGCGAACCTGGATCGGAGGATGAAGGCTGAGCTAGATCCTGGCGAATGGCTCAGTGTTTACTTTCGAGGTGTGTTCCATGAGCGATGGACATCCGACCGTTTGGCTATGCTTCATTCAATCATCGACGCGGCTTTGTACGGTGGCGATCAAGCGATCGCAGGGCCGCGGGGCGAGGGCAAGACGACGATCGCGACTCATGCGGCTCTTTACTTGATGATCCGTGGGCTATCAACTTTCCCGGTCGTCATCGGTAAGTCGCAGGGCAAGGCACAGCTAGAGCTAAAAGCGATCAAGGAACAACTTCAGCAAAACGAGCTGTTCATCGCGGATTATCCTGAGATCGGAGTCCCGATGCAAGCTGTCGGCGGTTGGTCGTCTCGGGCTAGGATGCAAACGGTTATGGGCAATCCGACGAACATCGAACTAGCTGCGGATCACTTAGCTTTCCCGACGATCGAGCGATGGCAGTTACCAGATTGGCCGAAGGAGATCGAGCCGGCTTCGACTGGTCAGGTACTTTATTGCCTGGGAGTCGATGGGCCAGTTCGCGGGACAAAGTTTAGAAACTGTCGGCCAACATTGGCAATTATCGACGATATCGAAGATCGAGAAGCAGCGGCATCGGCGGTTCTCATCGAAAAGAATGAGGAAATCATCGAGCAGGACATTGGCGGCTTAGGTGCATCGGCTGAGCGTATCCCTCGAGTTATGCTTTGCACGGTTCAGAATCGAAGGTGCATTGCTTATCGCTTCACAGATCCGAAGATCAAACCATCTTGGAGAGGTAAGCGATACCGCAAGATGATTAAACCGCCGGATCGCATGGACTTGGTTCAGCAGTACATTGCACTTAGGCAAACGCGATCACTGCAAGATCCTGATGCTCGAGCGGCTTTTCAATTCTGGAAAGAGAATCAAGCGATCATCGAGGATGGTTGCGAGGTTTCAAATATTCATAGCTACTCTAAAAAGTTGCACTTCGACGGAGAGCCGCTCGAGCTTTCCGCGATTCACGCCTACTATAACCGGGTGGCTGATGTCGGAGCCAAAGCGGTAGCGACGGAGATCGATAACGATCCTCCCGAGGAAGCAGGGCCAATGGGAAATGGATTGCGATCCGATTTGGTTTTGCAACGCTCGAGCGGTTTAGCACGTCGGCAGTTGCCATTGAATATCCAAGCCTTGACAGCGGCGATCGACCTAGGAAAGTATCGTTGCCATTGGGTTGTAACTGGTTGGTGGCCAGGGTTCGGCGGCGTCGTTGTTGATTATGGAGTTGCTGAGGTAGTCAACACCGATCGATCGATGGATAACGAAGCGTCGGAACCGGCGATCTACAAAGCATTGCTGAACTGGCGAGATGAGTTGCTTTCGAAAGACTTTGTTGACGCAAGCGGAACCAAGCATCCCGTACAATTCTGCATGGTTGACTCTGGCACGTTCACTAATGCGGCTTATCAGTTCGTTCGTGAAGTCGGAGGCATTTTTCACGTCTCAAAAGGTATCAATCCATACACTCCGAGAAAACAGAGCAATGCCAATACGATTGCAGGGGCTAACTTGCACGCTTCGAAACTAGGTGCGGCTGGAGTTTGGCTATACGAACTAGATACAAGCTATTGGAAGCAGTTCGTTCATGAGCGATTTCTGACTCCGACGTTTGACGAAAACAACATGCTTCGTCGCGGATCGCTTTCGATCTTTCAATCAGATCAGCCTCATCTAAGTTATGCTCATCATATTTGCTCCGAGGAACTTGTAAGCGAGTTCAAAGAGGGCAAAGGGTCGAAGGTTTACTGGTCAGTCAAGAACGAGAATAACCACTGGCTTGATGCGACCTATATGGCAGCGGCGGCAGGAGAGGCTTGCGGAGTAAAGTTGATCGCTCCATCGGAAGTCGAGGTGGCTCCCAAGCAAGTCGATGGCGACAAGCCTAAGCCAAAGCCAGTCGAGCAAGCCTATAGGCATGGTCAGAATCGTTTCAAACAACGTCAAGGCGGATGGATTCCACGAAGGAGTAGATAGATGGCAAAACGCAGAAAGCAAGTCGATGTGCAGGTTGAAGAAATTGACCAAGTAGCGATCGATCCACCAAAACCTCGAGAGTTCGAAGCTCGACCTTGTTCGATGTGCCAAACCTATCGACCGCACGGTAAAAGCTACAGTCGAGTCTATTGCACTCGAGGTCGGATTCGTTATTGCAAATGCGACTTCTGCGGAAACACATGGAGTCAAGAAGGAAAGTAATTTTTTTGCAAGTGTACTAATCCAATAGTACAAGCAGATTAACTAATTGATCGAATCATGCCATGTTATCAGCATGGCATCAGCAGCAAGCCTATTAGCTCTAATCGACGCAGCGATCGAAGCCCTTCTTACGGGTGGTGCTCAGTCGTATAACATTGGCACTAGGTCAGTCACCAAGCTAGACCTCGCAACGCTATTTGAAGAACGCCGGATGCTCGAGCAGCAAGTTCAGCGAGAATCTGGTTCCGGTGGAATCAGCCTCGGAAAGCTATCGAGGTATCGCAGATGATTAGTCGCTTCATTGATTCGATCGTCTCGGCAGTTAGTCCGGTCGCAGCTCTGCGAAGAATGCAAGCCCGTAAAGTTCTGCGATCCTACCAAGGTGCGGAACCGTCCAGGGTTTCGTCGAATCGCGTACCGAGAAATAATCCCGCCGACATGGAGCTTATGGGGCCATTCGGAGCGGATCGACTTCGAGCATGGGCCAGGGATCTAGTTCGGAATAACAGTTACGCTTGGGGCGTCGTCGATACCATCGTGTCATCGGTGGTTGGTTGCGGTATCAAAGCACAATCTACTTTTGAGACTCCCGCCGGTGACGACGTTGAAACGATCAACGATCAACGCGATAAAGTTTGGTCGGAGTGGTCGGAGACTTGCGATATCAACGGACAATTTACGCTCGAGGAACTTCAAGCGATCGCACAGCGCGAAATGGTCGAAGCTGGAGAAGTCCTGATTCGCGTTTTGAGATTACCTTCGACGACCTACCGAGGAATCTACAGGCCAGTTCCGCTTGCACTCGAAATAATCGAAGCGGATCGCTTGGCTGGCGACAAAGATACCTACGCTTCGGGAATCAGTCCAGTTGATTCGAACCGCATTATTCGCGGCGTCGAGGTCGATGAACTTGGCAAGCCGGTTGCGTATTGGATCTACAAAGATCATCCACTACAGCCTTACGCTTTCACTAGAACTCCCGAAAGAGTTCCGGCTAACGAGATTATCCATCTATTCCGGCGTGAGCGTATAGGTCAAACCAGAGGCGTCAGTTGGTTCGCTCCGGCTCTTAGCTGGATTCGCGACCTAGGAACCTACGTTGACAATGAGATTCAAGCCTCGGCGGTTGCGTCATGCTTTACCGTAGCGATCAAGACAGAAACCCCACTTGGTCGCTTGAGCGATCCAGATGGCGGAGATTCTGTAGATGATGTCGGCAACTCGATCGACTACATGGAACCAGGGGCAATCGTTAGGCTTCGTCCCGGGGAATCCGTCGAGGGAATCAATCCAGGCAGACCAAATGCCGGAGCAGAACCTTGGATCGCGTTGATTCTTAGAGGGATCGCCGTCGGGACTGGATTGTCCTATGAGGTCGTCGCTCGAGACTATAGCCAGACTTCCTACAGTTCAAGCCGCACAAGTCAACTCGAGGATCGGCGGCGGTTCCGATGCTGGCAGCAGTATCTCATTAGACATATGCTACAGCCCGTTTGGGACGCTTTCATCGAATCAGCGGCTATTTCAGCCTTGCCAGGATTCCCAACGTCAGCGGAGCTTTTAGATGATCGTAGGCGATTCGCTCCGGTTGAGTGGCAAACTCCCGAATGGGAATGGGTCGATCCTCAATCCGAGCAAACAGCTTCGGAAATGGCACTCAATTCGTTTACGGACACCTATGCCAACGTGCTTGGGTCGCGTGGCCGATCGTTCCGGCAGGTCTTCTATCAACGGGCCAAGGAAGATCGGCTGCGGAAGAAACTAGGACTACTGACCAACGAGGAAAAGCAGTTGCAGATCAGCGCGGCACAAACGCCAACTTCATCGCAGATCAGCCAACAAGCCGAGCGAAGCATCCGGCGTGATTGTGGAATTGGCCCGGAAGGTTTCGAGCCAGGTAACAAATGCGCTGCAGGTGATGATGGAGGAACGCAATCAGAACAACAATCAACACAAAAAGAACCGCCAAAATTATTCAATAAAAACCCAAAGACATCCTATGACGTCGCAGCAAATATTAAGCAACAAATAAACATCGACGTTAAACCTGTGGACGGAAAGATTTATAGCAAGGGTGGGAAAAAATATATTCTTGTAGAAGGAAAACACGGTCAACTATTCGATCGGTTAGGAGATCAATTCAGGAGATTAGGGTTTGTGGAAGATGTCGAACCAGCAGGTGCAAATACAACTGCTATCTATCTGAAGCGACTGAGTGATTTTGATACTGAGTCGGAAACCGAGGTGATCGATGCCATATGAGGTAAAGATCAGCACAGCAGCTTGCCCACTCGATAGGAAATGGGGCGTCTGGAAAGACGGTCAATTGCTTGGTTGCCATCCATCGGAGGATAACGCCGGAGAGCAAGTGCAAGCTCTGTACGCTTCGGAGGAAGTTCAGCGTGCCAAGTACGACGGGATTGACTTTACCCCACCAGAGGGGGCAATGGCCGAGGCACAAAGGGGTCTTGATTGGCGTAAGGAGTTCGGTCGCGGTGGAACTCCGGTCGGATGGGCCAGAGCTAGAGACATTGCCAACGGCGAAAACCTCAGTCCAGATACGATCAATCGCATGGTCAGCTATTTCGCAAGGCATGAAGTCGATAAGCAGGGACAGGGATGGAGTCCAGGTGAAAGAGGCTATCCATCGGCAGGGCGGATCGCTTGGGCGTTATGGGGCGGAGATGCTGGTAAATCTTGGTCAGCAAAGGTGAAGCGACAAATGGAAGCAAAAGATAAAGTCGAGCGACTTGCCAGCGTTGAAAAGATCCAACGTCAATTCGGCCAGATCAAAGATGGCAGGGCTGTTATAGCCACCGAAACGCCGATCGAAATCTACGATCAGCATCGCGGTTGGATCAAACAAGTTTTGTTGATGGATGGCGTCGTATTCCGCAACGGCAAGAAGCAGTTGCCGATTGTTGATTCACACAACGACAAGACAGTTCGCAACGTCTTTGGTTCGATTCGAGGAATCACGATCGAAGATGGCGAACTGGTAGGTTCAGCAGAGTTTGCAAGCGATCCTGAATCGCAAGTTGTTGCAACGCGATACTCCGAGGGCCATCTAAACGACTTTTCAATCGATGCGGTTATCCTCGAGCGACAGCTAGTCCCTCAAGGGCAATCGTTCACGACATCTCGCGGCGAAGTTATCGAAGGGCCAGCGGAGATCGTTACTAAATGGGAACCACACAATGCGTCGATCTGTGCAACGGGTGCAGATCCAAATTCCACTGTTCGTCGGTCGTCTGACCGGAAAGAGGTAACAAGAATGGACGAGTCGCTAATGGCAACTCTCTCCGGGCTTGGCGTGCCGGAAGGTATGACCGATCCCAGTTCAATCATTTCGTTTTTAGCTGGCAAGCTCAGCGGTGCGGTTGAGGAAGAATCCTCAGAGCAAACGCCAATGGGCGAAGTCGAAAACATGGCAACGATGGACGACAAGCTGGCTGAAGAAGCAAAGCGAACCGATGCCGGATTGGAAGCGGCTGCTGTTGATTCTCAGGATCAAGTGAAAGCAGAAGTCGCTCGGCAACTCAAAGCCGAAAAGACCAGACGAGATACCATCCTCAATCATTGCAAGTTGGCGAAGCTAGAGCGATCTTTCGCCGATGAACTGATTGAAGATCCTAGTGTTACCGTTGAGATCGCTCAAGAAAGGATCATCCGAAAGATGGCTCAAAATCCAATTGGAGGGGCCGTCGAAGGCTCCGATTTCCGAGTAACTCAGTCTGAGCAAGACAAGTTCGAAGCAGCGGCTTCTTCTGGTTTGGTTCAGCGATGCTTCCAAGGCGGAGGCATTAAGCGAACCTCGGCCGAGAAAGCTCAAGGCTCCGAAGAATTTGCGAACCTCGGCTTGCGTAGATTGGCCCACATCTGCGTTCGACGCATGGGAATCAATCCAGACAAATACACCGAAGCAGATGTAGCACGGATCGCTATGGGCAGCGTTTCGACCATGCAACGACTGCGGATCGCTCGTAGCTCCGATGCGTACCATACCACTGGAAGTTTTGCCAACCTGCTTCTCGATGCGGCCAATAAGACGCTTCGAGCAGCTTACGAAGAAGCTCCATACACTTGGGCTCTTTGGGCAAGGCAAGCCGCCAGCGTTAGCGACTTCAAGAACATCAACCGAGTCCAACTCGGAGAGTCGCCAAACCTCGAGATGGTTCCAGAAGGCAAGGAATATCCCGAGAAGGCTGTTTCCGATTCCAAGCGATCCTACAAGATCGAAAAATGGGGTGCGGAGTTTTCAGTCACTTGGGAAACGGTCGTCAACGATGACCTCGATGCTTTGTCGCGTATTCCTGCTATGCACGGAAACGCCGCTCGGCGTACTCAAGAGAAGGCTGTTTACGATGCTCTCTTGAGCAATCCGACGATGCCAGATGGCTATAGCTTGTTCAGTGCGTCGCACACAAGCGGAAGCAACGTAACGGCTAGCTCTGCCGCTGCTCCGAGCGTGACGACCTTGAATGAGGCGTTCGAACTCATGGGCAAGCAAAAGGGCTTGGCTAGTGACGTTTACCTCAACCTCAGCCCGCGAACCTTGCTTGTGCCTCTCAAGTACAGCGGAACGGCTCTCGAGTTGGTCAACAGCCAATCTTACGCGGCTTCGAACAACAACAGCGGCGTAGTGAACATCTACGGCGTAAATGGCGTTCGACCATTGCAAGTTGTTACGACTGCCTTGCTCGATGCAAACAGCTCAACCAACTGGTATGCGATCGCCGACAATTCGCAGATCGACACCGTCGAAATCTGCTTCTTGCAAGGCGAAGAAGCTCCAGTCCTTGAAAACGATTGGATCATGTCCAAAGACACCTACGTCTATAAGGTTCGCCAATCGTTCGCGGCGGCTGTGATCGACCATCGCGGTATCTTCGGAAACCGCTAATAAACAATCAACTGAGGAAAGAGAGGATTTGAAAAATGAACAGTGACGTAAGAGACTTTGAAATTTTCCGCGAGGATTTCAACGGAGCCGTTGCGACCTTGCCGACTTCGGCAGATCCAGCGACTCCGTGGCTTGTCGCAGATACTTCTTCGGCTGGTACTCCCGTTTACACGAAGGGAACCAGTGAAGCGACTTTGACACTTGCAGCAACAAGCGAGATCGAGAACGTCTGCTTGTCGTTTGGAGATGCACTTGATTTCGATATCGACGATCTGATTCGCGTTGAAATGCGAGTCAAGATCAGTGCGTCAACGATGACAAGCGGATCGATCCTGGCTTTCGGCTTGGGATCTGCTCGAAACGATACGCTCGACAGCGTCGCGGCCAATGCTTGGTTCCGCATGGAAGGTGCAAACAGCACGACGTTGGTTTATTGCGAAAGCGATGACGGAGTTAACGACAACGACGATAAGTCGTCAGGCGTTACGCTCGGGACGACCTACAAGGAGTTTGTCATCGACTTCTCAGGCGGAAAATCCAACGTCAAGTTCTATATCGACGGTCAGCGAGTCGCTTCGACTACGACCTTCGATATGAGCAACTACACCGCTGGCTTGCAACCGATCGTACAGATCCAGAAGGCAGCTAATACCAACGCCAACGGCGTTGTTGTTGACTACTTCAAGATCGTTGCGAAACGAGGTTAGTAAGTGTCACTTAGCGACATGATCGAGCAAGACGCAAAAGAAGTGTTTTGCAACCCGAATGATTTCGCAGAAGCCGTTACCTATTACAAGGAAAACGGCAAAGCTAGAAAAATCAATGCGGTTGTAGTTCGCGAAGCATTTGCGATCTTGCAGGAGGACGGCGACACGATAACGCCGGTCTTCGATGTTTATGTCGCTAATGATGGAGTCGAAGGTATCTTATCCGATGAAATCAACCTCGGCGGGGACATGATCGAGTTTCCAGTTCGAGTTGGTCAGCTACCGGATAGGCGATCGATCATAAGGTTATTAGGTCACGATAACGGGATGCTTCACGTTCAATGCCGATAAGCATTTTAGAATCGATAGCCGATACCTTGCACGATCGCTTATCCGCGATGATTGGCGACTCAACGACCTATCCGATCGACGTTATCGAGGTAGTAAGACCGACAAGATATGGCGGTTTTACTCCAAAGAGCAAGCAGATCGTTATCACCGAAGGGCCAGAAAATCCAATACCTGAACTTAGCTGTCCAGGCAGTCCACCGGCAATAGCGTTCGAGAGGATCTTCAATATCCGATGTCACCTAATGCCATCGGAGCGAGATACCGATGGAGTCGATATAGTGCTTAACGAATTTGCGGCCAACGTGATGAAATGCGTTTGCAGTCCAGCGAGTTCGTGGCATACTCTAGGCGGTTATGCACTGATGGCGGCTTGGGGGAACTTTCAACCGTTTGTTAGCGATGGTGGAATCGAAGGTATCAACATGCCGCTTCGAGTTATGTATCGAATCTCCGAAAATGATCCTTATACGCAGAGGTGACAATGATCGACTTCTTCGTAGATCAAGATAAGATTCGAGACGCTCAGAATCGATTACTCGATTTTGCCGATGGAATGGATCGAGCGTTCAACAGTTCGTTTGAAGCATCAGTCTGGGAAAGCAAACGACGATCCGAGCGAGAGGTTAGGACGTTAGTTTCGATCATCCGATCTGAAACTGGCTATATCAAAGCCATACCGGGGCTAGCCGATCGCTATCTTGGTCGAGAGGGCAATCTAAAATTGCTTGATGCCTCGGTTCCACTTCGAGCGTTTAAGGCTACGCAAACTCCAGAGGGCGTCGTTGTTGAACTTACGAGAGCCGGAGTCGCTCAGAAAGTATTCCGAGGTGCATTCGGGCCAAAAATCTCCAAGCTAGGTGGAAACATCTACAGAAGGGCCGGAAAGCAAAGATTCCCGATAATCAAGTTGGCCGACTTGAAAGTATCGAAAATCGACGGGGTAGAATCAACCTTCCGCGAATCGGTCAAGCAGTACAAAGTCACGATGATAAAACGGCTCGAAAGAGCGAAACAAAAACTCAGTCAAGAATTTGGAAAGGGTATTGTAAATGTTGCTTCGCAAACTTAGTACGCTCGGGGCCAAAATCGAATCGACCGTTGGAACAGCGGAAACACTGGCAGCCGGTGATTGCACGGTCAATGCCTATAACTTCCTGATTCAACCTGAGTTCGAGTTTGAGGAGCGACAGGGCCAGGGCGGATTCGGTCGCTTGGCAAGCATCGCAGGGGCTAGACGCGGTCGCGCTACCTTCTCGATCGACCTAGCCTATGACGGATCAAGTGTTCCGGCGTGGGCAGACCTTTTCCTTCCAGCTTGCGGATTCGTCAAGTCAACATCGACGTTTTATCCAAAGACTCAGGTTCCCGCGTCTGGCTCCGACGTAAAGACTTTGACGATCGGCGGGTTCTTCAACGGCGTTCGGCGTCAGATTTACGGTGCTGTCGGTACGGCAAGAATCCTGCTTCCTACGGGACGAATGGGACGAATCGAGTTCGATTTTCAAGGGATCTACAGCGACGAAGCAGACGTTGCGATTCCAAGCTCAATCAATTACGTCAACACGCTTCCGCTTCGCGTTGCTGGCGGTGCTACGACCTGGAACTCGGTCAATTTGTGCCTAGAGTCGACAACAATCGACCTTGGGAACGTGGTAACGGCTAGGGAGTGTTCGACTTCGGTGGCTGGTATCGACAACTTCGTTATCACCGATCGAAACATCCGAATCACTGGGAATCCTGAATCCAAACTTATCGCGACTCAGGATAGATACGCACAGTTCAGGGATTCCACAGAAGCGACTTTATCCTTTACAATCGATGGCCCATCGACCTCGACGCTAGTAATCTCGGCTCCGAAAGCCCAGATCGTAGCTAAGCCGATGGCCGAGCGTAACGGGATTATGATCGATCAGATAGAATGGCAAGCCAACAAGAATGTTGATACTGCCGATCAGGAATTAAGTATCGCGTTTAACCATGCAGCATAAGACGTTCAAAGCTAGAATTGATGGTCTGGAAATTGAGTTCGACCTAAAGGAACTAAAGTTTCGAGACCAGGAAGAAGTTATCTCCCTTGTCAGCGTTATCAGTTCTCAAGGGAAATCAGATACGATCAAAGCAATTCGAGAGGCGATGAAAATCTGCCTCAGCGGTTGGAACCTCGAGAAGCCGATCGATCAATGGGATGAAGAACTTGACATTGTTCAGGCGATTCAGTTGGTTAATCGATGCTTGCAAGGCAACAGCCCCTCGGAGACCGAAAGAAAAAAATTAGGGTAGCCGCATTCATCAGGTGCGGCGAACTCTGCCAGACGTGTAGTCGGAATCGATGTCAATTCGAGCCGACGAAGGAAATGCCGGTTCAGATTCCTTGCATAGAGTGCGATGAGTCTGGATTGACGATAGATCGAAAACCTTGCGAGGCTTGCGATGGAACTGGATTCTTCGAAGTGGCTAAATGCCCGAAAGAATACGTCGGCCATCGCGTATCTGTTGCGTCGAACGGACTCAGCTACCTCGATAAGGGCATCTTGCCAGATGCCGGTGGACTCAACGATCAGTTGGCGTGGACGGTTGCAGCGTGGGACGCTTTGCAATTCGATTGCCAGCGTATCGAAGAAGAAAGGCGGCGTCTAAATGGCTGATATTGAAGTTACTCTCGGAGCCAAGAACGAAGCCTCTCAGGTGCTCCGAGACTTTCAGGCTCAAGTCGGTCAAACCGCTCAATCTGTCGAGTTTTCATTTCGTGGATTGGCTCAGCTAGCCGGAGCTACAGCGGCGGTTGTCGCTCTAGTCGAAAGTGCTCGAGCGTTATTTACCTTCACGTCAGCTTCGATAGCGGCGTTCGATCAAACAAACAGATCGGCGATTAAGTTACAGGAAACGCTATCGGTCATACCCGGAACTGCTGCCGATGCAGGAAACGAACTTAGGAAAACCGCCGAATCTCTCGAGGGTATTACCAACATCGACGCCGGTAAGATCATCGAGACGATGACCGGAGCCTTGCGTCGCGGTGCAGATCCGAAGCAGATCGACGAGATGGCAGTAGCGGCGATCGGACTGGCTCGAGTATTCGACCGTGATTTATCGTCGGCGATGCGACTCGTTGAACAGGCGACAGAAGGAAACTTCGATGCGTTCCGTGGATTGATTCCCGGCATCGAATCGATGGCGACAAACAGCGAGAAGCTAGCGGCGGTCGAGAAGCTAGCCGAGACTGGATTGAACAATAAAGCTAAAGCGGCTCGAGATGCTCTTGAGGCTTCCGAAGCGTTAGCGATGTCAACGAATAAGCTATACAAAACAGTAGGTGAACTGCTTGCTCCGATTCGCGATGTTGTTTATCGAGGATTTACGATCTTCTTTGACTTCATCACCAATCAGCTAAATCCATCGATGGAGGCTTTCGATGAAACGGTAAACATGGTCAAGCAGACTGTCGAAGGTTTCGCGATGTCGATTGCTACAGCGTTTGTTACGGGATTCACGATCGCAGAAACAGCGATTCAGAATTTCGGCGACATTCTAAAACTGATGGTGGATTCTGCGACCTTGCAGATTATTCGATTGTCTCAAGATGTTCCGCATATGTTTCAAGAAATGGCTATGCAAATGTCTTGGTTCATAGAAAACATCGGAGCGATTACAGCAGTTGTTGCGATGGGAAAAACGACATTTGCCGAAGCATTTCAGGACATGCCTACATTAGGTGAAAGAACAGTCACAGAAACTGAAATCGCACTACAAGCGGCAATCGATGATGCAGCAGGAAATCTAGTCGAAGGTTATGCCGAAAAATTGAAAGAGCGATTGGAGCAACTTAGAAAAGGTTTCGACTTCAAAGCGGAGATCGACATCAAAGAAAAGCCGGGAACCGGAAAAGGTTTGCTTGATACACTCCGCGACCTGCAAGCGTTCGAGTCTCGAGTTTTGACTAGAGGGCCAGGAACATCTCCAATAGACAAGTTGGTTCAGAATACCGCCGAAACGAATAAGCATCTCCAAGAGATCAAAACAGCGGTTGAAAGCCCAGGGGAGCAACAGCAAGAAAGCGTCGTCTTAATGGAGGTGATGCAGTAATGCTCAACGACAAGATTTACAGCGTCGATCTTATGTGGAGCAAAGCCGGTGGCGACTTCACGCTAACCGATAACTTCCGCAAGGTTCAGGCCGGATTGCAGAAAGCATATCAGGTTTTTACCAAGCCAGAGGCGACAACCTATGACGTTTTGCAAGCTCCAGGTATTCCGGCAGCAGGATCTTCATACGACGCGACATTCTCGGCGGTTTATGCAGAGATCGCCAAGCCTCAGCGAATCAGCCCGACGTACTGGATAGTCACTGTCGATTATAACGGCGAAGTAGCTTTTTCATCGGACAGCAACTCAGATAACACGGTTCGAAGTCCAATCTTCGCTCGTGCGGTGCTGGATTGGGACGATGTAGAGACCGAACTTGAGATCGATGAAGACTTCGATGGAAATCCTCTGGTCACAGCAAATGGCGAAGCCATCAACGGCGTTCGGCGATTATTTGCAGATCAAACCGTGACAATCAAAAAGAACATGCTGACGTTCAGTCCATACGTCCAAGCGAGATACCGACACTCCGTCAACAGCGATTCTTTTCTTGGATGGCCGGCTGGTACAGCCAAGTTAATGAAGCTCAGGGCAAGTGGCGTCGCGTCTCCCGATGTTCCGGGTGGAGGATACTATCAAGTTACGGCCGTAATTCAATTCCGCTATCCTTATCGAACGACGCCCGAGAAGGCTTGGTATGCCAGAATCAGGCATGAGGGTTACTACAAGAGGGTAGACCTGCCAGGGCCGCCGGTCAACGGCGTTCAGCCAATGCAGATTCTTCACGCAACTCGAGCCGGACAACCAGTATCTAAGCCGGTTCTGCTCGATGAAAATGGCTATCAGGTTGCCGACGTAGATCCTCCAGATTTCCCTCAAGCCTATTGGCTCGAAAAGAAACTTTACGAACCCCTTTCCTATAACGCATTAGGGCTATTGCCATGAGCACGATTCCAGGTGTTATTCTTACGATTCCAGACCAAACGCTTACCAACAACGACATTGCTGGTAACGCGAACATCGCAACCAGCAAGATGGCTCAGCGAGTTTTGGCCGAGTCGGTGGTTCCGGTGCATTCATTCAGAGTCTGGGATGCAGTCGCAAGCAATCCAGTTTCAGCGGCGGCCAACGACGATTTGGGGCTAGTCACCGGAACATGGGCCACGAACCCAGTTCGACTAACCGGAGGCGACATGAAGGCACTGGGGGCCACTACAAGACGAATCTACTTCTCGATACCAATTCCGGCGAATTACGACGACGGAGAGACGATTCAGATCCGCATTCGAGCGAAGATGGAAACGACCGTCGCCGATGTTAGCTGTACGGTCGATCTTGAAGCCTATGTCGGCTCGAGCGGTGCAGTCGGTTCGGATTTGGTGACAACGGCGGCTCAGTCGATGAACTCGCTTACAGCGGCAAACTTCGACTTCACGATCAACGGAGCATCGGTCGAACCTGGGGATTTGCTCGAGTGCCGCTTGTCGATCGCTTGCAACGATGCCGCGACAGCTACGGCCGTAACTCCAGCGGTCTACAAAGTCTCTCTACTTTGCGATACTAGAGGCTAAGCGTGGCGAAAGAGATCGGATACTACAGTCCCGAGCTAGCCAAGCGGATCAAAGATAACGCTCTAGCTTGGGAAAAAGAGCGACAGGCTACGCAACCGA